CAGTTTGCCACTCATGGTATACAGAAGTTGCCTTCTTAGTACCAATAGATGATAGGAACGGAGTTTCGTCCCTCGTTATCATCGATATAAAGGATGCGAGGTCTTCTCTTTTACCTTTCGTATCCTCGGATTTAAAAATTGCCATATTACAATTTCTCCATTTTAAAAATATTAAATAAAAAGAAAAAGTGTTACTTCAACATGCCATCTACCATAGTCTCCAGAAATACATCCTGTTGATTTTCGGTAGCCCCACCTTTCAGTACCTTCTCTCGAAGTTTATTAGCTTTTTCTTTAGCCTTTGCATTTTTGTTAACAGATTGAGTAGCTTTAACACTTTTAACAGGAGCCTTCTTCCGTTTAGTAACGGCAGATTTTTTACCATCTTTAAGAGTTTTATAATCATACATTAGTGCGATTACATCAGGATCAACTACTTCAGCAAAATCAGGAAGTCCTAGGTCTCTTACGGCCCAGTTCACAACCTCATCATAGGATTTTTCCCATCCCGGTATTTTACTGTTTAATTGTTCCACTGCTTGTTCCTTATAAGCTTGGAGATTTGCATCATAAGTCGTTTGTTGTTCTTTCTTTGACTCTTGATCGAGTTGGAAAGCTTTTGACTTAGTTTCTTCTATCTCTCTTGCTTTGACTCTACGAGCTTCCTGCCATTTAGGCAATTCGTACATATCATCATCAGCAATTAGCTGTTGGATCTTCCTATCATACGCTGCTAGTTGCCTTTGTTCGGCATCTACTGTAGTATTAAGAAGTTTAGCATTTTCTTCTTTAAGAGCGGTTGACTCTTGTGCTAGTGCTTGAGCTATTTTAAGCTGTTCACTTGCATCTATGGACTTTTTATTGGCGTGAGCTGCTGTCTGATAACCACGGATCAATTCTTTCATAGAAACTTCAGATTCTTCACCATCAATCTTAACTGGTATTAAATAATCTAAGTCTAATTCAGTATCTTCCTCAGAATCATCTTCAGGTAGGTTTTCACCATCATCTTCTGATTCTTCTGTCTCTTCTTCCTGCTCCTCTCCCTCTAGTTCTTCAGTCTCGTCTGATTCGGCATCGTCACTTTCCTCTTCAGCTTCCTCTGTGTCATCCACTTCTTGCTCAGGTAGATTTTCTTCTTCTTCGAAGAAATCGCCTGCAAGGGCATCTAACATTTCATCTTCAGATAAACCTTCGTTCACATCCAATTGGGTAGTTTCTTTTGGCATTTTATCAATCCTCCAAGATTAATTTTATTTTTTAGCCTTGGCCGTAACCTTAGCTGTTTTAAGTTTACCCTCTAAACGGTCAATAACCATTTGTAGAGCATTTAATTGTTCACATAGTTGTCTAACCATGAAACCTCCACGAGAGGGTCTTATTTCTCTCATTATATTTCCTTCTTGTAACTTGTATATTTTAAGATCTTCCTCTAATATACTTCTTTCTTCAATTGTCACTGGATTCCTCCTTTTCCTTATTAAACGCAACATTATCACCTAAAGTGGCGACAGACTCTATTTGTTTCCTGACATCAGTGAGAGCTACGATTGTATTATATAATCTTTCTCGTAAATCCCCATGTTGTGGCTCTGTATTAGCCCACGCATTCTGGTAATTAGTCCGAACCATTTTAAATATCTCATCAAAAGCTTTATTTTCTATAATAAGCTTTGCATGTTGACCTAGTTCAACTGTATCCATCCCATCCTCCTATTAGTCATTAGCCAATTTTAGTTGGCTCCCCAAGTGCAAGTTCTAACTGCAACTCAGCGGCATCTTTAGTCTTCTGATATTCAAATTTCTCCCTATCTAGTTCCATGTCAGCTTGTTTCTTCTGAATATCAGCCATTTGTTTCTGAAGAGTAAGAAGTATCTTTTGTTGTTCCATTTTCTCTTCTTGACCAGCCTGCTGTTGTTCTTGTTGTGCTTCTTGCATTGCAGCTTGGGCTTGCTGTTGACCTTGTGGCGTATCGGGGTCAACAATAAAGTCTACCCAGTTATCAATTCCCATAGACTCCAACAATTGTCTTGCAATTGTAAAAGGGGCCTTTGGATTTATAATACCTTTAGACTCTTTAGCTTGATATAACATTGGCATAACTTGTTGCGCCATCATCATCATATTTTCCTGAGTATTAGCGGAACTGTTAGCACCTACATCAATGTCAACTGTTAGGTTGTCTAACTCCATTAGAGACTCAGGTGTTATATTATAATAACTGTAATCTCTCAATATGGATTCTGAATTGTCTAATATTAAGCCATAAACACCTTTACATAGATCTTTAAATCCAGTCTCAGCAAACCTACGGGCGACATAAGATATTCGCTTTTGAGCGGCTTGCTCTACCATTGCAATTTTACCTGCAGAGTTCCCTGAGTCAAATAATTTTTCATTTACACCCTGAGCAGCTCTGGTCATACCAGTAGCCATTTCTTTTTCGGTGTTCATGAATTCTAGTAAAGAAAAGGTAGACGGTGCTAGTTGAGCTGGCACCAAAGTATGCACAGAAGACATCGGAGACCCATTAGTTGGGATAATCTGATGTGGTTCAGGACTTTGTAGTGCTCTAAAGTCTACCGTATTAGGGTCGGCCAATGTTCTGCCGTAATTGGATAAATAAACATTTTCAATCATACCTCTAGTTATGGTTGTCTTAATCTCAGTTGCACTTTTAGTAGCATCTGCTATTGACATTCCATAAAAAGAATGTGGTATTTCAATTGGGTTTAGACATGCTAAAGGTATGTTATCCGCATACTCTTCTAGTAAAACTTCTTCCCCAACTGTTATAAATCTTTTTAATTCAGCTACACCGTCTCCGTCTCTATCAACTTTAATCCAAGACTCTGTAACAACAACTTCCCTATTGGCAATCCCCAAGGAATCATCAGCATAATTCTGTTGTATCTCATTAATCGACTGTCTTACAGACGACTCGTAGTCTTGATTAAAACTACTAGCTTCAGTACCTTCACCAATATCATCAGCGACATCAAAACCCATTTCTCTTAAATCAGATAATGACATCTCGGTCTGTACACCGATAAATGATGCGCTTGGAATATCTGTGGCACCTCTGTTAATCATAAAAGACTCAGGTGGTATATTTTCAAGAGATATTTTGGACTTATCAATTTCTCTTCTTATAGAAACATATTCATAAGTCTCTTCCCCAGACTCAGGGTCTATACCCTCTCCAACTCTTATTTCTATTATTTCTGCATCCCCTTCCGATAAAAGAGAATCAACTTCAAGAGCACTAATATTTTCATATTCCTCTACTTTAGTACCTGTTGCTTCTTCCCATTTCCATCTTATGATTGAATTTTTAAAAAGTAACGCACCCTTAATCCAAGTGTTGAGGTCTACCCATCCATTATTCTTACTAAAAATACAATGATTCGTCAATTCAGAAGCAAGACCTGCCGCTACTGTTTGACTAGGGTCTGATGGGTTGAATTTTGCAATTTTACCGTTAGACAACATTAATTCAGATATAACAGCTAAATAAGAATCTACAATCTCCATAGTATCTGAAGTTACTACTTTAGACACCCCTTGTGGATATAGACTACCCTTCGCTTGCTGTGTATAATAATTTATAGCCGATTCTCTTTGCTCTTGTAGTTCAGAACCGGACGTAAAACTACCTACTGCCTGCTGAATAGCATCATTGATAATACTCGTTATCTCTTCATCAGTTACTTTTTTGTTTTTCTTATCCATAATTAAATCCAATTAGTTTGTCTTTCAGGGATAAATATGCTATCAAACCCTACCCTTTCAGTACTTAACCTGTGGGCATGTGTTCTGTAAACCTCCGCAGCAATTGCAAGTGACATTACAGTATCATCTGTAGATCCTCTAGATGCGGCAGTTTTCCCTTTATCATCTGACACATAATCTCTTAACTCACCTACAACATCTGAGGACCATATAGCAACCTCGTCATTGTCTATCCAATTTTTTAAATTAGATATTATAGCTGGTTTAGAAGCACTTGTAGTTCTAAAACCTAATCTCAAACCATCTTCATCTGTTAAATTAGCAATTTGAGTTTGATAATAAAGATTAACATATTTCATTTCTTTAAGTTTTTGTAAAGTAGAAACTCCCATAGAATTTGATTCTACAGCGAGGAGGGCATTATTAAAATACCTCCCTAAGTAAAACAAATCTCTTCCAAATATAGCTGGATCAACACGGTTATCTCTATAAACAGCAACCACTTCTCTTTTTGAATTTAAAACAATTGCTGCTGAATAATCCTGTCCAACCCCCAAGGCTACATCAGCTCCAATAATAAATTTCTCTTCAAAACCCGGTGGCTTCCATATAGATAGATTTCCCTCTCTATGATCTTCCCAACTAGACATTGACACATTAAACTCTCTAAGAGATTTTGGACCCTTAGTTTCAAGTTTATTTAGTTTATCTACATTAAATACATTCTTACCTGATACTACAAAAGCTTCTTCAGCTGTAGAAGGATACTCTTGTCTAAATTTCTGTTCTCCCCCTTCACCTATTTTCATCCTACGCCACCAGAGTTGTCCGTCATTTAAATTAAACTCTTCGGACAATTCTTGCTCATGTATTGTTCTTTCAAAATTATCAGGGGGGTCCATGGTATATTCTCTTGTCATAAACCAAGGTAAGAATATATTTATATAATCATTCTCTCCCCTTTCAGACGCTTTCCACATTCTATAAAAAGCACCAGTGGCACCATTAGCTGTGGACTCTAGAATTATCTCCGTACCATCAGCGGATGACACACCCTGAAACAATCCAGCTAGAATTTTTTCATCACTCTGCCAGAAAGAACACTCTGAACAATGTAGTATAGTGGGCGTAGTCCCTCTACCGGCCTCTGGAGACCCTGCTGTGTATAGTCTAAATCCAGAATCGTTATGAGCAAATTTTACCTCTTTAGCATTTGATCTTACTAATTCAGGTTTAAAACTACTGGACATTCTATCTATAAATTGCTTAGACATAGTAAATAGAGCATCTGATGTTGCACTATCGTGTGCAATTACAACCGATCTGGTATGTGGAGTATAAAATGTTTTCCAAAAAACCCTCCCTGCAGTATAAGTAGAAATACCTTGCTGCCTAGCTTTCAATACTAAAGCTCTTACTCTTCCTTTTTCTTTTATTTGTTTTTCAATAGCTTTGTGTATTTTTTCTTGAGCTTCATTAAACTCAAATTCAACATACCCCTGAGAGGCATCTTTTGTTATTATTTTAAGTTGGTCTTTTGCAAAACTTTTAAAGTTATCTTTATTTCTTTCTACTTTCTTACGTTTGTCTATTTCTTGTTTTATTTCTAATTCTTTTAACAGCTTTAATTTGTACTCCTGCTCATCTAATTCCATATATCCTCCATAGAAGTGCTGGTTTCTTGACCTTTACTACCAGCGGAGTAAGTCGGAGGAGTGGTCAATCTATATATCCTTCCATAAATCTTCGGTAGTATCCTAAGTCGTCTCTTCGACCTTTCTTGCTGTTTACTCCAAACCTCCAATCACCTATAACACTGGTAACAGGGTCTCTTGCTGCTTGGGAAAAACTCATAGGTTTTACTTTTGAAACTTCATCTTGAGCACCTTTATAATGGTGTGCTATTAAAACTTTAGCTAATCTATTATAGTCAGCTTGGTCTTGTTCTGTAGTTAAATGACCACTCCCACCATAATCATATTTTGGATCATAGCCTTTCATTTGTTTTTCATTACCATGTTTTAGAAACAAATCAGATTGGTCTAAAAATCTCTTCGAGTAATCTTTAAGATCATCTGGGATGACCCCTTGACGAAGCATGTCTCTAACTAAAGTACCAGTAATCTGAACAGGACCATAAGCAGAACTTCCACCTTCAGCTAAGTTAGCATTAGTTCTGATAAATGCAGCATCGCCCTCTAAACCTTTGGTCTCAGCATTTTTAAAAGCATTATATAACTTATCAGTATTATCCATATCTTGGGATACTTTTGCAAGACCCCTTAGTCTAGACATGGCTTCAGATCTTGCTGTCATAGCTACTCCTCTTTTTCTTTCATTAATTCTATAGCATCAGGTGTCCACTCAGAGTTAATTTCTGGATTATCAGCTAATATCTCGGTCCTTGCTTTATTTGCCTCTAACGCCATTATTCTTATATACTCAGAGTCTTTTGTAAAGTCAATTTTTTTAGAATCCATATTATCTTCCTTTTGGCATTCCCATAAACATGCCTAACTCTTCACGGGTTGTGGCTGCACCTGTTTGGTTAATCAACGCTTGTTTGTCCCTAGCTTCTAGTTTTTGTATCATTTCAATAGCTTCTTCAGTAGAAAAAGCTGCGCCAGTTTCACGTCTTAATGCAGCTGTTATTCTTTGGTCCATAGGAAGACTAGGATTACTTGCAATTCTATCAAAATATGATGCTTTCATTTCAGAAGCAGTCATACTTGCACCTGTTTCTTGACGTAGATCACCTGAATAACCACCATCAAACCTATCCCCTCCCCAAGCCATTTCTAAACCAACATCTTCTAAATAACCATAAGGTAGCCTCAACTTATCTTCTATTATTTGGCGTTTACCCTCTTCTGATATGTCCATACCATCCATTTCTTCCATCATGGTTTGTACTTTTCCAGCTCTTGTCTTAGAAGCTTCGTATGAAGGGTCGTGTGATTTCCCCATCATAGGACTAGCTATGTAATCACCACCTCTCATTTTATTCATAGCTTCATTTCTAGGGTGGTTTATTAAAGAGTCAGCGCCATAAATTCCTGCACCTGTAGCTAATCCCATTAATCCCAATTCTTTAAAACCAGCACCAGCTCGATTCCCCTGTGTTGATACAAACCTAGATGCATCTGGGTACACCCTTCCTCTTGCCGAGGCCATAGCTGCTGCACGTGGGCTCATCACCATTGCATCATGTATTTTTGTACCACCATATCCTGTTTTCATTACTGCTTTTTTTGCTATATCTTTTGCTTTCTTCTTTGCTAAATATGCAGCCAAACCTCTGGCTCCCATTGCTGCTCCTGCTATCACTGGTCCCATATACTACTCCTCTGGTTCTACCTCTTCTATATCGAGGTCTCTTAATTCTGTTTCTAATTGTTCGATAGTCATATCACTAACTTTTGTAATTCTAGTATCGATTTCTTGTCTAACTTTCTTTCCTTCAGTATATTCTCTATCTTCAGCAACCGCTTTGTACGCTCGATCAAATAAATCCTTATCTGTAGGATCTGATGCAAACATAGCAAAAGCAGTCTTCTTTAAAGCTTCAAACATATCAGTTGTATCCAATGATTCCACAAGAGCAGTTAACTCTGGGTCACTCTCTATTAGTTTAATCATCTTCAAATGTTCTTTAAGTCTAGTCTTAGGTGTCTTATAACCCTTTTTCTGACCTCCATGGAAATTCTCACCCTTTTTAAAAGGACGCAAGTTCTCGTACCCCTTATGGACCTTACCTGTCTGCTTATTAATAGGTGCCTCTGAGACTCCTTCTTTAACTTCTGTAGCCAAGTCCCTAGTGGCCCCTAGATATTCCTCTTTTGTACCTACTTTCTTACCCATTTTATCCTCCAAAATAAACTTAGTTAACTACAAGGGATAAGAGATTAGGGTATAGGAGACCATAGTGGATCCTTAATGGATCCTTAATGGAAGAACCACTATTAGTCCCTCTAACGTCCTTAATGGATCCTTAAGATACCATTATAGTTAAATGAAAATACAATCCAATTCCCCCTAATGGGTCCTTTACGGCATCTCTTATCCCCTGCAGTGTAACTGAAGTATTGTGA